ATCAAATTCCGACATATTAAAAAAACAGATGCTTATAGCCTTAGAAAAGCATTTAAACGTTGTTTCTACAGCTTGTAAGGAAGTTGGTATAAATCGTGATACTCATTATGATTGGTTAAAGAAAGATAAAAACTATAAGAAAGCTGTAAAAGAGATTGACAATGTAGCTTTGGACTTTGCAGAATCAGCTTTGCACCAGCAAATAAAAAAAGGCAATCCACTTTCTACTATGTTCTATTTAAAATGTAAAGCAAAGAAAAGAGGCTACATAGAGCAGCAGGATGTGAAGATAACAGGAAATATGAAATTTAAAGCAGACTTTGGCGAAAGCAATCCTATACAATCCGCATCAGAATCAGAGGAAAATTCATAATGCAATAAATAACGGAACTGAAAAATACTATGTTATCAATATAGGTAGGCAGTTCGGTAAAACTTTATTGGCATTGAATCAGATGTTATTTTGGGCTTTAAATAATAAAGGCTGTAAAATAGCATGGGTAAGTCCTGTTTACAAACAATCTAAGAAAGTATTTGAAGAAACGTTTAAGGCATTTGCTAAAAGGATGGAAATTTACAGAAAGGTTAATCAGTCTGAATTAATAATAGAATATATCACAGGTTCAACAATTCAATTCTTTTCAGCAGAACGATACGATAATATACGAGGTTTTACATTTGATTACCTGGTATGTGATGAGTTTGCCTTTATGGATGAAAAAGCATGGACTGAAGTTTTAAGGGCAACTGTACTTGTAAAAGGTAAAAAGGTTCTTTTAATTTCAACTCCAAAAGGTAAGAATCACTTTTATAAGATGCATCAATTGGATGGCACTAATGAGCAGTACAAGTCTTTCACAATGACTTCGTATGACAATCCAATGATTAACCCATCCGAGATAGACGATGCAAAGTTAACACTACCTGAAATGATATTTAGGCAAGAATACTTAGCCGAGTTTATTGATGGTTCTGCAATGCTTTTCAATAATCGACAATTAACAGATAACAAATCTTACGGCAAAGCATTTGCAGGGATTGACTTAGGAAGGGCAGATGATTACTCGGTATTATCTATATTCAATGAGAAAGGCGAACAGTTCTATATTGAACGTTGGAGACATAGCGATTGGTCCACAATAGTAAAGAATATTGCAAATGGATTAAGGACAAATAATGTCCAAACAGCATTGGTTGAGGTTAACTCTATTGGAGATGTAATCTTTGAAATGTTACAAAAAGAATGTTCAAGTTATTGCACTATTGAACCATTTGTAACTACTAATCAAAGCAAAAAGGAAATAGTCGAATCTTTGATAGTGGCAAATCAAAACAAAGAGGTTAAATTCTTAAATGTGGATTGGTTAGACAAAGAGTTAGAAATGTTTACCTACGAATACAATCCAAAAAGTAGAGTAATTAAATATTCAGCAACAAGTGGATTTCATGATGATGGGGTTATGGCATCATGTTTAAGTTTCCACGCTTACTCTAAATACAAAACAGGCAGATACACAATAATATGATTAAAAGGTACTTTTTAAAATGATGACAATTGAATTACCAAATAGCTGGCATGATATCTCAATAGAGAAATTTCCTTTAATTTATGATATTACAAGAGATAAAGATATTGATCCTATTGATAGAGAAATTAGAGTTATTTCCATTTTAACAGGCATTACAGTTGCAGAAGTTGAGAAAATAAGAATTGACCAACTAAAAGAACTGATTAAGAGTGTAAACTTTATTTTTAAAATGGAGTTTCCAAATTCGGTTGAGATGTTTAAGCACAATGGCTACAGATGGGTAGTTAACTATGACATCACTAAACTAAGCGCAGGTGATTTTATAAGTTTAAGCAAACTAACAGAAAGCGAAGAAAGTATTATTGGTAACTTACCTCAATTAGTTGCGATGTTTGTTAAGCCTTACAAACTTAAATGGTTTAAGTTAAAAGAGGTTGAAATGGATTATGCAGAAAAAGTCGAACACATAAAAAGCATAAATGTAGGCATAGTTTATCCTTTATGTGTTTTTTTTTGCAAAGTTATAGAAGGTTTGTATCCTCATATAGAGGATTATTTGGTAAAACAAATGAACGAAGCGAGAATGACAATGGAGAGCGAATTGAACGAACTGAAGAACAAAAACACTTAGATTATTGGAGTTGGTATGTTACATTGGATAGCTTAAGTGGTAAAGATAGAAGTAAATGGGATTTTTACTTAAATATGAATGTAGTTGCTTTTTTAAATTATTTATGTTACATAAAAGATAGGAATAAATGGCAAAAATAAACCAACAGCAATTTAGTGAGTTAGATAATTTTCTAAATAACTTAGAAGATAAACTTACCGGTGAGCAGGATATTTATTCTCAAAAAGTAAATGACTTTTTAAAAAGAGTTAAAGATAATTTAGAGAAATATAAGTTTAACGCTTCAGGTAATTTATCTCAATCATTAAAGGCATTACCAATTAAACAAAATCAAAACGGAGTTACAGTAACAATTGAACTCGAAGATTATTGGGAAGACCTTGAAAAAGGAACACCAGCAAAAGGATATTCAAAAGAAAATAGAAAAAAGCTGCAGCCTAAGATTTTAGAATGGATAGGTAATAAACCTGAATTACAAAGCATAGCAGGGGATAAGAAAGGGCAAAGGTCATTATCCTATGCAATAGCAACAAACATTCTTAAAAAAGGAACTATCAAAAGATTTGGATATAAAGGTAAACCATTCTTAACTGAAGAGATACCACAATTAGAAAAAGACATAACACAAGAATTTGAATAATGGCACTAACAATTTACAACACACCTAACAGCTACGCACCCGTTTACAATCAAATGATTTTTACTTTGAGTAGTACAAACGTTGCTCAATCTAATTTTCGTTACATAGCAGATATTTATGTAAATGGATCAAGTGATTATACTAGATTAGAAGTAGGCAGAAACCCAAGTAACAATTATGGAACATTTGATGTGGCAGGTATCATTCAAAACTTTTTAACTAGGGATGCAGATGACAATACAACTACATTTAAACAATGTGTAAACTCAATAGCATCTTATATAGTTCAATTTGGTGAGCAATACGGAGCAAGTAGTGGAATTACGAACTATCCTAACTTAACAACAAGTTCAGGTTATTGCTTTAATGGAGTTTTTAGTCCATTGGATTTTTTAGATTTTGCAACAAGCACTTATGTTTTAGAAAATACATCAACTCAATTTTTAACAGATAGACCAACATTTGAAACAAGAGCTGGTGAAAAGTTAATATTAGGATTTATGGCTCAAGTTCCTCAATACGGTTACGAATTAGAAATAATAAGTTATTTTGATAATGGAACTATATTTAATACAGTAAGGGTACAAAATCCTTATCAGGCTTTAAATAATAGACAAGACCGTTCAATTAATGTAAGAGTAGACCATGACTGGTTAAGTAGTTTAACAAATAGTGATTTGTCTTTTGGAACCACGCCAATATTTACATCAAATTATGAATACTATAAAGTTAGAATGAAAGATATTGATGGCAAGGTAAAAACAGAAACTATTGATATTTATCCCGGTGAAGATATTTGCTCAAAATACACACCTATCCGTTTTAAGTTTATGAATAACTATGGTAAGTATGATTATTACACTTTCACAGGTGCAATGACTAAAAACACTAATATAAAACGAAATACTTACAAAAGCAATCCTAATCAATGGAGTGGAACTAATTATAGATACTCAACTACAAGTAGAGGATTAAGCCAATATGAAACAATATTAGATGATACGATTACAATCAATAGTGATTGGATTACAGAAGCTGAAAGTATTTGGTTAGAACAATTAGTAACAAGTCCTGATGTTTATATTTACGATGGCAGCAATTTAGTTTCTGTAAATATTACAGATAGCAGTTATCAAACAAAATACGAAGCTAGTCAGCAGCTATTCAATTTAGTGGTTTCATTTACTTACTCACAAAACAGAAAAAGACAAAGAAGATGATTTTAACTAAAATTTACATTAACAACGAGCAGATAGATTTAAAAGAAGATGTTTCAATACCTCTT